GCCTTCAAAGTTGGCCCAGGATTCGGTACTGGCGTCGCGTGGAAAACTATGATTGGCACCAAGGTAGATGTGACGAGCGCCAAAGGCTTCGGCACGTCGTTCAATCTCATTGACGTTTTGTGCGCCTACTACAAACACAGTTGGTTGTTGATATTGCGCGGTGTGTTCAACTTCTACACCAGTGAAAATATTAGCTGTTTTGTGACCCTGACGTTCCATCTTCGGCCTTCGATTTAATGAGTTGATCTTTGAGTTGTAGTTTGAGTTTTTTCATGTCGCGTATTCGATCATGATCGGCAATGGGGTGTTTTTTCAATTTGCCTAGTTGTTTTTCCAATCTATGATGCTCACGTTCAAGTTCTTCAATACTAAGTTCTTCTATATTACTACTGTTGCTCAAGTTGGTCAAGTCTTGATTCATCTAAATCCCCTTCAGAATCCTTTTCGTCTACTTCGAAAAGGTTGTTAAACATAGTATGAGCATTGGTTGCTCGTTTGCCAGTGTGTCCTCGAGTGCCAATTATCTGCTCCCAGAGTGTCTTGTGATGGTCAACCAATGCCAAACTTTGTTGTTGATCTTTCAAAGAAAAGACTTGATTAACAATGTCTCTAACTGTGATACGATTAAATGTTTCTTGTATCAACATCGAAGGTACAATACCCGAATCGTATGCGCGATTGGCACGTTGCACTGATTCAAGATGCATCCAAACATTATGCCCCATCAACAATGCATAGGAGAAACTATCCCAACTTGTCTTGCCTTCCTTGCCAATTTTATTTAAGTCGCCGGGTTTGTACACACAGATATCTGATATCTTCAGTCGTGCGCTGATAGGTGAGTCTTCAAACTGTTTGTGTATACCATCCTGCATCACTGCATCACGGAAACTGCGTGAGTCTGTGGCATACTTCTTGTTGTCAACTGTGGGTTCCATGAAGTAATTGAACCGTCCACGATCTTCTAGGCCAATGCTGTGATACAACTGTCCATTGGCAGTGGCTAGGAATGGTGATGCACAATCAAAAGAGACAGTAAAGTCAGGATTGTGATAGCGACGCACTGCTCGCATGATGTCAGTGAGCAACAATGCCCACTCCAGCCTTGACGTGCCCAAGAAGTGCATCCAGTCATGAGTGCCCTGCTCAAGTAACCCATCGTGTATCAGTGTTACAATTCTGCGCATTACCAAGTGAGCATCACACATGTTCTGTCCGCCCATGCCCCAACCATTGAAGTGACGCCCTGGATACTGCTGGGGGTCGCAATACTGTTTCATCAGGTCATACCAGCGATCAGCTTCACCGTGATTGGCACCTTGTAAAACATTCAAGAACTTGGTGCCACCATTGTCAACACCCCGACGATGTTTAATGAAGTATTCATTGTTGTAGTGCGTGGCTCGCACGGCGTCATCATAGTCTCTGATACCAGTCTTTTCAGTAGCGCCAGGTACATGAGACGTCCATGTGGGAATATCCAGTGTCATGCCATAATCGGCCATGCCATCTAACCACTTCAGCGCAGCATCACGTTTCTTTTGTGCTCGTGGACACTTGGGATCTTTCCAATCGCCTTCCCATACACCTTTGGCAATCTGGAATCCGCCTGAGTCACACAACAAGGTAGTGTGGTTGCCCCGATTACGCATCATATCTTCTCGAGGATCGTGTTTGGTCAAATCCAAGTTAGCATGTCCTGCTGAATACAATGCCCAACGATAGGGAAACAATCCTGCTTGATCATTAAAAATGTTCAGCATCTCCATGTCAGGCAGCCCAGCAGGCATACGAGCGGCACTAACATAGGGTTCAAATCGCTGACGTCCAATATATGTGCTGTAGAAACTTGACACTGCAGGAAGGAATACAGCGTAATCCTGTTGTGCTGCAGTTAAGTCATGCTGTTCAATCATTTTGTTTGTGCAGGTATAATGTAACGATAAACAGCAATGCCAGAGTCAACTCTAATATCAGCAGCACCATCATCACTGATACGCATAGTCTTGTCTCCAGTTAAGTTCATTATTGAAATTACTTCTTTGACTGGCCATGCCCATGGGCGTTTGATTTGACCTGACACGCCAGGATGAAACACAAAGTTACCAGCATGTGTTGAATGATCACCAAAGAAGAACTTTAAATCACCGTTTTCTGTCTTGGCATTAAACAATGTTTCTTCGGCATTGGCCTGTGCCTGCATCTTGAGTTTTTGGATACCAGCGACACTGGGCTCGAATTCCACATGCCATGTGGGTTCGTTGAACTTCATGTCCTTGAGAATTCCGTTGACAATTTCTGCTGACATGAATCTAAAGTTGTTGTGAAAATCCCCGGCTGTGTTTTCAAACAGCAAGCCATCTGTGGCACCGGCCTGATCTTTTGTCAAGGTAATTTTTGCATTTTCTTTGTACTCAGGCAAGTTTAAAAGAATTTTTAACTTCCCCAAGTTAGGCATACCAAATGTACCAATGAACTCTGCCACTGGTGTATGATATCGCGCTTGCAGCACTGCCTCTCGTTTTTCAGCACAGCCTACGATAGTTGTTTCTTTGTCAGTGCCCGTGATCTTGATCAAAGCAATGCATCCAAGGTCATGGGTGTGTTCCACTAAATCAAGTAAATGATCTTTCATGTGTGTTTCTCCATTAAGTTGCAATTGTAACAGGTTTATTTAGATCGTGCTAGTATTTTGGCATTATTTTTGCCAGAGTTTGTCCGCCTCTTAGAGAGGATAGAGTTCCGGGTTTTTGTAATTCTAACCAGTGAAAATGATGTCCATCACTGTCCTGTGAGATCACCCGGAACCCTGTCTGTTGGGCATGAGCCAACACCAGTCGGCCCGGAGTATAACATGCAAAACTGTTTTCAGCCAGTTGTGTGGCTGCCACATGCTCGCAGTCATTGAATGTGAATCCAAAAATTCCACCTGGGCGTAATTTTTCAAACACTTCAGTGATATATTGCTGCAATACATCTATTGGCCGGTAGTTTAAAAAGTTATAAGCAACCACTAGATTAAATTGTCGGCTTGGCAAGTGATCCATCAATCGACATCCTTCTTCCACTGTGTAAGTTCTCAACCTACGCTGATATTCCGGCGGAAATTTATCAAGACTTGGCTGCAATAATGACAATCGCTGATCCATCAAATACAGTGGATCGCTGGCAACCAATCTCTCCACAACAGTTTCATTGCCAGGCCTAATCAACAATGCAGGATACTCCCAACTGCTGTACTTTCCAATTCTAGTAAAAATTTCATCATACAATTTGTCAGGCGTACCAAGGCTCCGGGTCAACGTGACAAAATCAGTTTCATTGTGATACATGTCTGCGTAGAATTTTCTGCTGACATCAAACAGCGGAGTCTCGTGTTCCACTATGAGTCGGTTACATTCTTCTACACCAAGGTTAAGATTGTTTTCAATAACTGTTGTGGCACTGCGCCACTGAGTGGCATTGCTCTGTATAGTTGATTCGAACTTGTCCCGCAAGAAGGAGATATCCACAAACGCCGAAAACACTGATTGAAAGTAATTTTCAAAAGCAGAATTGTGTTCGGTCAATTGCAAAGTCTGCTGCAGGCGATCACGGGATTGAAGAATATGACTTATTTTCATTCAAACGTAAACAAACTTTGAAATGTATTTTCTGTGTTGGTGGCAGCAGTAAGATCCCAGTCCAACACACCCAATAAATTATCTATCTTAGCTCCAATCACGGTGGACTCCATTTCACTGTCATCAAATGGTAGTTCTTTGAACCATGTGGGCAAATGCAACTCATCAGTGGGATAGGCAATTGATGTCCAGCCTAGGGCGTTGCCTTTGAGTTTGCATACAATGACTTTTTGTCCGTCCATGATTTGCATACTGTAGTTGTCGGAGTGCATGCGCCGCATGATGTTCCAATTCATTGCAGCACGTACATGTCCAGGCATGTTGGTTTTACCCTCACGCTCTTCGGCTTTGGCATACTTGGTGAGATTATTTACACGTTTGGGCGAACCTTTCTCCCAGCCTGGTCGTTCTTTGAACAGGTATTTGAACTCTTTGATCTTTTCAACTATGTGATCACGACTGCTGCCAGTCAACACATCATTGAGCACATCCAGTAAAAAATCTTGGATTACCTTGGGGGTATCGCTACGTTTGAGATCCAAGCCCATGACCTTGACTTTGCCAGGTTTTCCATTGACATCTGTGCGTTTGTTCTCTTTGTCAATATACAACACGGCATAGCGTTTCTTTGTGATAAACAGGCCTTTGATAGCCACAAGTTCACGACCGCCACGTATCACTTCGCCCATGTCACGCGGCACATGAAATGCTGTTTCCATGAAACCTGGGAAACTATCATTGACCTGATCAGCAATGCCATTGTACAAAGCAATGCATGTGTCTTTGTTCCATTCCATGCGGCCTTCTTCAACTTCATTTTTCAGCACTGGCCATGCTGAAAAATAACATGAGTCTGTGTCACCGTAGATGATAGTTTCACCGGTGTGATCATACTTTCCTGTGAGACATTCGTTGACGTATGCATCCATGTGTTTTGCAATGGCTCGTCCAGTGAGCGTGGTTGATTGACCAATTCGTTTATCAAAAAATCTACAACCAGGATTGAGAATAGCACCATACAAACTATTGAGATTAATTTTCTTAACCAACTGCCGTTTGTCCCAGTATTCAAATTGTGCATTGTCTTGCCCTTCAAACTCATGTGCTTTCTTTTGCATTTCTTTACGTTCAGCATACCAGCGTTTGAGTAGTCCAGGTATCACTCCTTCAGACTCATATGTGAATATAGTACCATTGGCGCTGATCATCCAGGGCTGATTTGAGTCAAACATCATGCGCCAGACCTCGGCTCCTGAATGCACAGTTTCCTCACCACTTTCCCAGTCGATGGTAATTTCAGTGCCACGCTGTTGTTCCATCACAGCCGTGTATTCTAATGTACCAAACAGCCCTTCCCAGGCCGCTGCAAAACTTGCACCACCTTGCGTTTTTTCTGCAATGTAGTGGTCGGTCATGTGTGGTCTCAGCTGCCCAATGATTGTTTCGGGCGCCATGTTAAGAGCACGGATTGCCGAAGGGTACAGCGAGTTAATGTCAATTGATCCGACCCAGTCGTGAAGACCTTTTTTGGGGTAAGCAACGTAGGCACCTGCGGCTTGTGTCTCTTCATCTGTGAGCCTTTCTCTACGGTTAGGTACTACCATACCACGTTCATGCGCTTCGTTGATGATTGCCTGTTCTGTAACTGCCACAGCACCCATGGTGGTCTGTAGCAACACAGTATTTTCATGTGCCAGGGTATTGGCCAAATCTAGAAATCTCAGCTTTTTATCAATGGCAGCAAGACCATTGACGTCTTGTCGATTGTATTCAATAAATGTTTTGAAATCTTGATTGTACAGTTGATCCAACGTGCCTTCATACTTGGTCTTTGATCCTAGCTCTTCATATTCAAGAATAGCATCAAGGCTGTAACTGTGTCGTTCTTCATAGGTGTACTTGCGATACAGTTGCATATAGTCCATGTGTACACGACCCACAAGATCAAATGTAATGTTCTCTGCACCAAAGCGTTCAAATGTTCGGGACTTTGGGAATTGCCCCCAGAGGCAAAACTTGCGTGTGTCGTCTTTGCTGAGAACTCTTGTCACACGATTTACTGTGTAGGGAATGTCATAACCTTCACTGTTCCAGCCACTCAACACATCTGCATCGTCAATGAGATCTAAAAACATCGACAGCATTTCTGCTTCACTGCGAAACAAATAACAGTTGTCAAACTCGGCCACTTGTTCTTGTGCTGTTTCCCAACTCATGTGTCGCGGCGGCACTGCCATGGTCACCAGTTGGTCAAGCCAGCTCAAATAGACACTGATGGCAGTGATGGCGTTGAAAGGATCATCGGGCCGACTGTAGCCTTTTTCAGGATCAAAGTCAACCTCAATGTCAAAAAATGCAGCATGTACACGAGGTGCATCCTGTCCTTTGTAGTTGTCTGCTAGACAACGAAACACCGGATTGATATCAGACTCATAGAATCGTTTGCCGTTTTGAATACGCAGTTCCTTGCGAAACTCCTTGTTGCTGCGTGTGGAAAATCTAGACACGGGTGTGCCATAGATGCTTTGAAACTTTCCACGCGGGTCATCATAATAAAAAATGTAGTTGGCCGGATATTCTTGATATCGGCGTTCGCCGTTGAGACGTTCAACTACATGAACACGATCGCGTTCACGATCAAACAATGCGTCTATATAGCTCATTGTTTATTTTACAGTGTCTTGCCAACAGTTGTCAAGATAGTTTCCAACAACGCATGGTCTTGTTGCTCTTTACCAAATTCAGCCTTGTGTGCCAGTCTAATGGCTTTCTTCAGTACATTGGGTTTGATTTCAAGTTCTTCGGCAATTGCTTTGACGGTGTCGCTGAGCCCACCATTGAGTGTTTCAACTTCCATCATCACTTGCATACCTTCATTGATGAGTTGTATGAGTTTGGCCTTTTGCTCGGCAGTGAAGTTACGTTGATCCATATAGTCTCCAAAAAAACAATTGTACATTAAAAAACTATTGTTGTCAACGCTGATATCGTCGAACGTGATGAAAGATCTGTGGATTAGACTTACGGGTACCTGGATCGCCGCCTACATTCAAACGAAGATTGGGATCAAGAGTTGGTGTAAAAGAATTAACAATTGTGGCCAAGTATCCATTGGTGGTGTAAATCAAAATCAATCCAACATTGTTTGTTACCACATGCTTGGAGTCAAGATCGAGTTCTCTGATTTGCAGCATTTGACTCTGTTATTATTTTTTTCAAATGTTCAATCTGACTGAGCTTCATTTCAACCATTTGCACCACTTGTTCAATACTCTCGCAGTTCCAGCGACGTAGAGCTTTGTTGATTGGGCTGTTGGGGTCTCTCTTTGTTTTGGCACTGGCACGAGATTTTTTCATTCCACTCATACGAGCGCAAAAACTCTTGCGACGCTTGGCCGATTTGCTGCCTTTTTTGAGCTTGCTGGGTTTGGTTGTCACAGCGGTTTTGAGTTTTGAACCTGGATTCTCACGACGATAGGCCTTGACTGCTTTTGAGCTCATACCATCGGTTTTATCTCGTTTGTTGGTCTTCTGCCAGTCTTCTGCAATTATTTCATTGATGTCCATGATCCTGATCCAAAACTATATTTAGTGCTCACTTTGTCATCAAAGGGTAGCGAATCCTTGACTTCTGGCAGCAGCCGCCCACCGTACCTTAGCGGTCCTAAGGTGGTTACTTGGGTTGTTCAATCAGTTCAGCAAGTTTGTATCTGGCTTCGGCAAAATTTTCAGCTTCAATTACAAACTCTTGATACACTGGATCGCCATCGCTGTCTTCTCCAATGATGGTGTTGAATGTGTAGGTGTTCATTGATCAGTGTCTTCGGCAACTTTTCTTGTGGTTGGCCCATACACAATGGCATGCGGGTTTATGCC